CCGCAGTAGCCGCATTATCCTTGATCGATTCGATTAAGCTTGCCATCGCAACAGCATGTTTAGGAGCGCTTATGGGAATGTTTGCACTCATGGAGTTAGCTGGAAGTAAGGCGTCAGGTTCTATCATCAGTCTGATTGCTATTACAGCAGTTATAGTGGTACTTGCTGGTGTTTTATATCTTCTTCGTGATTTACCAGTAAAGAATTCACTTGCTGTAGCGGCGTCACTGTCGATATTATTGCTTGCTATGTCTGTAACACTTGGACTACTGAGTATTGTTGGTGCTGCGGCATTACCTGGTTTGGTCTCTTTAGCTGTGGTTACGGCGGTCGTAGCTGCTTTAGCATTTATTTTATACCAGTTAAAAGACCTAGATCCTGATCAGGCTCTGGGTATGGTAAAGGCTTTATCTATTTTCTTATTAGCATTATCTGGATGCTGTGTCGTTTTGGCTGTTGTTGGTACGGTTGCTGTACCAGCTTTAATCGGTGTGGCGGTCCTTTCGGCACTGATATTGGCTCTTATTGGTTTAACTGCTTTAGCTGCTCATATCAGTAAGACTTTGCCAGATCTTGGTAAGAATCTTGGTGACTTTATGAAAAATGCCAAGCCGTTTATAGAAGGAGCAAAAAATATCGATGAGTCTGTCGGAAAAGGAGTTAGTTCATTATGCGGAGCGATTCTGAAACTGACCGGAACTGAGATAATCAGTGCAGTAACTGCATTTCTTTCGGGAGACGCTTCGTTCTCAAAATTTGGTTCACAGTTACAGGCCTTTGGTAAAGCCATAGTTGCTTATGCAAATACCGTAAAAGGAATTAATGCTGAGGATATTCTTGCGTCTGCAAAAGCGGCCAAAGCCTTAGTTGCACTTAACGATGCGCTTCCGAAGAGTGGTGGTTTATTCGGAATGATAACCGGTAACAAAGATCTTTCAAAACTTGCCGGACAGCTGAAATCCTTTGGAACAGGATTGAATGACTACTCAAAAACTTTAACAGACGTGAATCCGGAAAAGGTATCCGGTGCTTCAGAAGCAGTTAAGAGTCTTGTTGAAGCAGTTAATGCCACGGATTCTGTAAGAGCAAATGGCGTTGGAACGTTTGTACAGGCTATTGATACACTTGCGGAAACAAACGTCAAGGGATTCATGAATGCATTCAAGGATTCCTCCTCCGATGTACGAAACGTCGGAAGCACACTTACGTCGTCATTGGCCAAGGGAATGAAGTCCAAAACATCAGCGGTTACATCGTCAGCAGCGAAAGTCGTTGACTCCATGGAGACAGCAATGTCTTCAAAAGAAAAAGAATTCCAGAGAATTGGCGTTGCGCTTATCTCAGCATTTGCTCTTGGTATTCAGGCACAGACTACACAGGCTGTAAATGCTGCCACGTATCTCGGCACAGCGTCTGCTTATGGGGTTAGTCAGGCATATACAAATTTCTATATGAACGGTATTAACCTTGGGTCAGGTCTTGTGATCGGTATGAATGCTATGCAGAATTCTGTGTATAACGCGGGTTATGCACTTGGACAGGCTGCTGTAAGAGGTGAGAAAGCAGGTCAGAAATCCCATTCACCGTCAAAACTTACGATTCAGGCTGGTAAATGGCTTGGTGAAGGTTTGATCATTGGTATGAATGCTATGGAATCAAAGACCTATGATGCTGGACAGAACATGGGTGAAACCGCGTTTGCATCAATCCGTAAAGCATTATCCGGTATGAATGACTTGGTTGATTCCAATATGGACACTTCACCGACTATCAGACCGGTGCTGGACCTCACGAATGTAAAGGCGGGAGCCGGACAAATGAATGATCTGTTTTCAGATCCATCATTCACTCCTTTAGCAACTTTAAGAGCTATTGGTAATTTATCAAACCGAAACCGTCAAAATGGAAATTCTGAGGAAGTAGTACGGGCGATTGGTAAACTTGAAAAAAGTCTTAAAAGTGTTGGTAACACTTATAACAGCATCAACGGAATCACATATGACAATGACAGTGAAATTTCTGAAGCTGTAGAAACACTTGTTAGAGCAGCAACCGTAGGAAGGAGGCGATGATTTTGTCAGATGACTTTACCGATAACTATGCGAATGCGACCACGAATTTTAATTCCAGTGTCAGCGTTAATAAAATTGGTCTCCAGCAGGGGACGGATAGGACTGTTTACATTGAATGGCAGTGGGGGCAGGAAAATAGTACAAAAGAGTATAAAGTAATTTGGTATTACCGTACTTCAAACGGTACGACTTTCATCGGCGATGAATCCACAACAACTCATCCGAAAGCTACATACACCGCTCCTTCAAATGCGGCTGCGGTCAGTGTCAAAGTTCAGCCTATTGCCAATACTCGAAAAGTTAACGGGAACGATTGTCTATGGTGGACAGCACAATGGTCAAAACTTAAAAATTACAGTTTTTCTGCGAATCCGCCAACGAAACCTTCTGCGCCTACGGTTACTGTAAGCAAACAGAAACTTACAGCTAGACTGGATAACCTGGATGTTCATGGAACATATATCGAATTTTATGTTGTAAAAAACGATAAGTCCAGGTATAAATCCGGAAAAGCCAAAATTATCAGTAACTCTGCGTCATGGTCATGCACATTGGCTGTTGGTGCAGATTACAAAGTGAAATGCCGTGCTTGGAGAGGTAAACTACACAGTGACTGGTCTGATTATTCATCCAGTGCTTCTTCGAGTCCGGCTACCCCAAAAGCAATCAGAACTCTGAAAGCTTTATCAGATACGGGAGTAACTTTAAGCTGGTATAGCGTGCATAATTGTACAAAGTATGAGGTGCAGTATACTACAAACAGAACCTACTTTGCGAGCAATCCAGATCAGGTTCATACCAGAACTGTTGAGGGAGTTACACACACTGAAATCACCGGTATCGAAACGGGATATCAGTATTTCTTCAGAGTTCGAGCTTACAACAGCAATGATCAGGTATCCGGATGGACGGCTGTAAAATCGTTGAAGCTTGGCAAATTACCGGCAGCCCCAACTACCTGGTCGTCTACCACTACTGCGACAGTGGGGGAGAGCGTCCGGTTGTACTGGGTTCATAATTCGGAAGATAATTCGAGTCAGACTTATGCTCAGCTTGAAACAGTGATTGATGGCGTAAAAAAGACGGAAACCATCAAAAATACAAAAACTGGAGATCATATCGACGATACCAGTTATAAAACCTTGAGCACGTCTGCTTATTCAGAAGGTACAAAAATATTATGGCGTGTTCGAACGGCTGGAGTCACTGGGAAGTACGGTGACTGGTCGGTTCAGCGAACAATCAACGTGTATGCAGTACCAACATTGCAGCTTAACATGGTGGATTCACAAGGGGTTGATATAGAGACTCTTGAGTCGTTTCCCTTATATATAAAAGGGGAAGCCAGTCCGGTAACTCAAAATGTACTTGGATATCATCTTTCAATTGTTTCGACTCAGACATACAGCACCAGTGATCGTACCGGAAATAACACGATCATAAGCCGAGGTGAGGAAGTATATTCGAAGTTCTTTGATACAGATCAGGACTTAATGGTTGAATTATCAGCTGGAAACATTGACCTGGAAAACAATATTACGTACAGAGTTTCGTGTACCGTTTCATTAGATTCTGGGCTTACCGCTAGCGATGAGCTGGAATTCGATGTAGCTTGGACTGATCGAAACTATGGTATTAATGCCGATATAGGATATGACGCAGATACTTACTCCTGTTATATCAGACCATACTGCATAGATGAAAATGGAAATCCAATCCAGAATGTTACTTTGGCTGTATATCGAAGAGATTATACTGGCGAACTCATTGAAATAGCCAGCGGTCTTGAGAATACAGAAAACATTTATGTTACTGATCCGCATCCATCATTGGATTACGCCAGATACAGAATTGTCGTAATAACGGATGATACCGGTGCAGTAAGTTATTACGATCCTCCGGGATACCCGATCAAAGAAGTGGCGGCTATTATTCAATGGGATGAGACATGGTCCGATTTAATAACTTCAGACGTGGATGAAGCAGATGCTCCGGAGGAGCCGTCATGGTCTGGATCATTGGTACGATTACCATACAACCTTGACGTGTCAGATAAGAATGGGGTTGATGTGTCGGTTGTGGAATACATCGGGCGAAAGCGTCCGGTATCCTACTATGGCACACAGCTTGGAGAAACCTCGTCCTGGAAAGTTGAAATTCCGAGATACGATGCGGAAACTTTATATGCTTTGCGAAGACTTGCGATTTATACAGGAGATGTTTATGTAAGAGAACCATCCGGTAGTGGTTACTGGGCATCTATTTCTGTATCAATAAGTCAGACACATTGTGAAGTATCCATTCCGGTATCACTTGATATCACAAGAGTGGAGGGAGGTGTTTAACATGCCAGATTGGACTCAGTCCATGGAGCAAACTTTCGAGTATTACATGGTAGATCCTGGGTCTTGGTGTGATAAAAACCAGCTTACCGATGTGATACAAAGCAACATTGAGTGGGATTCAGACGCAGATACGCTTGGGTCAGCGACGTTTGATATGAGCAGTTTGCTCGGTGAATGCTACATACGAGTGTATCTCATAACAATTCAAAATGGAATAAAAGAGAAGTTTCCAATGGGCACTTTTCTGGTACAAACACCGAAATCCAATTTCGATGGGCGATATCAGAAGGTGTCCATTGATGCTTATACACCATTATTAGAATTAAAAGAAAATCCTCCGCCTATCGGATATTCAATTTTGAAGGGCGGAAACGTTATGAGTAACGCATACAAAATCCTTCGTGATAATATGCGTGCTCCGGTGGTTGAAACAACTGCCACCGATAAACTCTACAATGATTTTGTGGCAAACACGAGTGATTCCTGGCTAACGTTCACAAAAGATCTTGTTGCAAATGCCAAATACAATTTAGGACTCGATGAAATGGGCCGTGTTCTTTTCCTTCCGGATCAGGACGCGGCTTCTTTGCAGCCTGTATGGACATATACGGATGACAACAGTTCAATTTTATACCCTGATATCAGCTTAGAGCACGATATTTATGGAATACCGAATGTGGTGGAAGTCCTTTATTCAGGAAGTAATGATAATTACTATGCAAGGGTTGTTAATGATGATCCGAATAGTCCCACATCAACTGTTAACAGGGGTCGCGAAATAATTCACCGTGTTACTGATTTACAGCTTGCTGGAGAACCTACCGATCGTCAGATCAAAGATTATGCAACCACTTTATTGTCTCAGCTTTCATCAGTTGAGTATACCTTGTCGTATTCGCATGGATATTGTCCGGTACGTCTGTACGATTGTGTCCGACTGAATTATGAAAGAGCTGGATTGATTGACATTAAAGCGAAAGTAACAAAGCAGTCCATAGAGTGTACACCAGGCTGCAAAGTAACAGAAACAGCTGTGTTTACTACGAATCTATGGAGGTGATGTCTGATGGCGTTATCAAAAGATTTGATTTCGCAGTTTGTAAAAGCTACGAATGATAATAAAGATCAGGCTGAAGAGACAACCCTCTACGGGACTATTGTCGAGAACGGCGGAGTAAGGTACGTCCGATTAGATGGGTCCGAGCTACTTACTCCGTATACTTCAATAGTTGCAGTTAATGTTGGTGAAAGAGTCCGGGTATCCATTGGTAAACATACCGCCGTTGTTACAGGAAATATATCTAGTCCAGCGGCTCGAAGCGGTGATGTTGATGATTTGAACACCAAAGTCACCGAGTTTGAAAGTGTGGTGGCTGATAAGGCTACTATTAAAGATTTGGAGGCACAAAAAGGCCGAATCGATGATCTGGTAGCTGATAATGTAACAATCAAAAAGCAGCTTACTGCAGATTCAGCAGATATCAAAGATCTGAAAGCAGATAATGTTGAGATAAAAGGAACTCTACAAGCCAATTCAGCTGAGATAGATAACCTTAAATCTACGAAAATTGATGCTGAAGTTGTTGAAGCGAATTATGCTACAATAAAGAATCTCAGTGCCGCTACAGCAGATATTAAAGATTTAAAGGCTAAGAATGCGGAAGTCACTGGCAGGTTGGAAGCCAATGAGGTAGATATTAAAATCCTTAAATCAGACACTGCTGAAATTTCACAGTTGGTCGCTGGTAAAGTTGATGTCATCGATTTCAATGCCGAGAAAGGCCGGATCGATTCTCTTGAAGTCAAGCAGACCCAAACGGATGAGCTGGTCGCAAAGAAAGCGGATATCGACCTTGCAAATGTAAACAATGCATGGATTCAAAATGGAATTATTAAAGATGGTTCCATAGGATCAGCGACCATCCATGATGGTGCAATCACCAATGTGAAAATTGCTGATGCCAGTATCGAGGCCGCGAAGATAAAGTCTATCAATGCGGATACTATTACCGCCGGTACGATTAAAACAGATCGGCTTATCATCACGGGTCCTGATGGAGAAGACTCTATTGTAAAAGCTATTAATCTCGCAAATGGTGTATCAGAAGCCGATGTTAACAGTCAAAAGATTCAGGCGGCATCCATAGATGTCATAGATCTTTCGGCATTCAAAGCAAAAATTGCCGGCTTTGATATGAATGGTAATGCTATTTATAGCGGAAAAGAATCTATAAAAGACCCTACGAGTGGTATTTACATATCGACAACAGGTATCGGAATGGGCGATGGAGCTCTTACCGGAAAGAACGAATCTCCTCTGCAAGCATATGCAGATGGAAGCTTCAAACTTATCGGTAAGAACTCCTTTTTTGATTTTAACACAGTTACTGGAGAACTGAATATCGAAGCAAGCAGTTTTAAAGTAGCCTCTAAGTCAGTTGCTACGAAAGACGATATTAATGAGGTACGAGATGAAATCACTACATTTTTAAGTATCGAGTCATCTAAAGGAACGGCATTTAAAAATAACAGTGTATCGACTATACTGTCAGTCGTTATATATCACGGAAAAGATAGAGTAGAAGATCCAGACCGTATGAGAGAAGTGTTTGGCTCTTCAGCATATCTTCAGTGGTATTGGCAGCGACTTGATGATGAAACATACGGAGTGATATCATCGACTGATTCGAGATTCAGGAATGAAGGCTTTCAGTTTGTGTTGTCGCCAGATGATGTCGATGTGAAAACTGATTTCAGATGTGAATTGATTACATAGGAGGAGATATGGATAAAACACAGCAACTCATGGTATTCGCCATTGATGATAAGCTCAGATTCCCAAATCCAAGAGACACCGATGCCGAGGATGAAGACGGTATCTAATTAAAACAACACTGAATAGATATATTTTAATGGACTCAATTCTTATCGCAAGGGTTGGGTCTATTTTTATGCGTAAATTTCAAAAGGAGGTTTACTTTGCTGTCAAAAAAAAAAAGCGTGGTGGATAAGTTATGTTAGTCAACATTTTTGATGGAGTTTGGAACAATGGGTATTTAATGCCGGGCGGTAGGAATTTAATAGTCGGCTCGTCTAATGGCGACATCCGCCAATGGAAAGGATATGGCTGGTTAGGAAAGCTTTATCAATACTCCGAAGAAACACACACATATAAAATTACCGCTGTGCATGGCTGGTGTTGCTGCTATTATACTGATTTGATTGATTATATTGGTAAAAAAGTAACCGCGTCCATGCAAGCGAAATTGATATCTGCCGAGACCACCTCCACTAATACCAATAGTTCGTTTATGTTATCCAATAACTCTATCGTTGGGGGATATCATGACATTGAAGCAACGATCCATAAACCGCAGCAAGATACCTGGTTGACGATATCAAAAACTTTCGTACTTAATGAAACTGGGCAGTTCGGTATTGGCGTACAGTGTCAACCGGAAAATGCGGGTAGCCAAACTGCATGGTTAATAAAAGATCTGAAACTCGAACTCGGCACCGTCGCTACTGACTGGACTCCGGCTCCGGAAGATACATTCTCCGAAGGAACCCTTCATCCTAACTCCATATTCACGAACTATATTCCGGTTAAGAAAAATACCCAATATGTATATGGTTTATCCACTGAAGACCAACTTCCGGCTCATAAAATACGATATTTCAATTCTGACGGAACATATCTGAAAGAGGTTGAGTTGAGTAATGCTTCTCAAAATGGTTTAAAAACGATAACCTTTGATGACGATTATTCAATTCAGCTCATGTTTCCCGATGGATTAACCGATGAAAACAAAAAGACTTTCAAATTCAAGGAGGAAAACAACATGGCAGTTAAAGCAGGTAATCAGATTACCCTTGTCGATATTACAGATGCGTATTCAGTTATGCTCACAAGTGAAGCGTACACTTTCGTTGGTGGCACGGGAGGTGTAGGCGCAAATCAGTCATGCACCACCGAGGCAGTCGCTTTCTGTGGTAACAATCAGTGCTCTGTAGTGACCGTAGACGCCAAATCAATCGTATGCCCGACTGGCATCAGCGCAGCGGTATCCAATAGCGGTACATCAAAAGTAACAATCAAATTCACCACCACTGCGACTGTAAATGCTGCTTGTGAAGCTACTATTCCGGTATCTGTTGATGGTATCACGATTAATAAGAAATTCTCATTTGCAGTTGCTCGAACTGGTAACACTGGTGCAACAGGTAAGGGGATTAAAGGAACACCTGTTACTGAGTATGTTGCATCCACTGGTAACACAACACCACCGACATCAGGTTGGTCCACATCAATTCCCTCTGTAGCTCAAGGACAGTATCTGTGGACAAGAGTCACTACCACATATACCGATAACTCAACTTCTGTAAGTTATAGTGTTGCTAAGCAGGGATCTACTGGTGCAACTGGTACAACCGGATCTCAGTGGTATGCCGGCACAGGCATCACAGGCACTTCTACTACAGCTACAGCATTTGCTGATTCAGGTGTTGCAAATGCCAGAGTTAATGATATGTACCTTAACACCTCCACCGGAAATACATACAAGTGTACAGTTGCAGGTAATGCCACAAATGCTAAGTGGGTTTATGCGGGTAATATCAAAGGTGTCCAGGGCGACAAAGGTAATACAGGTGCTACTGGTAATGGAATCTCCAAAGCCGACATTACATATGCGTCCTCTAGCTCAAATACCTCAGCGCCGACATCTGGATGGCAGAGCACTCCACCTTCCGTAAGTCCTGGACAGTATCTGTGGACAAAAACCGTCTTTACATATACGAATGGTGGAACAGCAACCCAGTACAGCGTTGCGAAGCAGGGTAATACTGGAGCCGCCGGAGCTGATGCTATCACAGTGTCAATCACATCTTCCAATGGAACAGTATTTAAGAACAATTCCGGATCAACAGTCCTGACTGCTCATGTATATAAAGGAGCGGTTGAACAGACCGTGGCTGATAACGGCACTGTTTCCGGACTCGGTACTATCAAATGGTATAAAGTTGGTAGCGATACAGCAGTTGCCACTGCCAAGACGCTTACTGTATCAGCAAACGATGTAGATAATACTCAGGCGTACACTTGTCAGCTTGAGGGATAAGGAGGTGCCAGGCGATGGCAGTAAAAGCCAAAGCTGAGATAACTCTCTATAAAATTATATCTGTCGACAAAGTGGTGCGATATCATCTACTTCAGTCCTCTACATTAGCGGCTCCATCCAAACCAGCGGATGGGGCTGTTATTGGTAGTAACTGGAGTAAAACTGAACCGTCTTATACCTCTGGTTCTACCAGTACGTTATATTTTGTCGATCAAACAGTTCTGAGTAATGGGACACTGAAATATTCCGAAGTATCCAAGTCTAGCAGCTATGAAGCAGCGAAAGAGGCCTGGAATAAAGCGAATAATGCTCAGAAAACAGCTGATAGTGCAAATAGCAAAATTGATGGACTACAGGTTGGTGGTAGGAATATGCTGCGTGGGAGCTCCTTTGATAATCAACCTAATGTTAATAACACATACATAAAATATAAAAATAACTCAGTAAAATTAACAGTTGACAATACTAACGGAGCAACAGGCACTATCAAATATGTCAGTATTTCATCTTTGACTCAATCCTGGAATTTATCGGATGTTATTGGTAAAACAATTACGATTTCAATGTGGGTTTATGTTGAAAAATCTAAACAAGTAGACGGATATGAGTTTCGAATTGTATATACGCATGAAGGAAATACTAAATGGTTTAATCCAGATACAAAATATCCTTACTATGTGCCAGATGCTGATAAACTCAAAGTCGGATGGAATTACCTATATGCATCATTCACTATTCCAAGCGATTCAACTCAAGCCGATTTTAATTTTACATTGTGCGCTAGAGCTGGAAAAACAAGCACGGCATGGTTTAGTTCACCTAAAGCAGAAATTGGAAACGTAGCAACAGACTGGACGCCAGCACCAGAAGATGCTATTGCTGACACTTATCAGGAATATTACCTGTCTGCATCCCAAACAGCTTTATCTGGCGGTTTCTGGACCACAACAGCTCCTACTTGGGTAAATGGTAAGTATATGTGGAGCCGTACCGTGAAAGTGGATGGTGCTGGCAACAAGACCTATACCCCAAGTCAAAATGGAGTTTGTATCGCTGGAGCCAAGGGGGACACCGGAGCTTCTGGTAAAGGTATTAAATCTACGGCGATCACATATCAGCTTAGCGCGTCTCAGACGAAAGCCCCAACCGGTACTTGGTTGAGTTCTCCGCCAAAGACTGATATAGCAACACCTTATTTATGGACAAGGACCGTTATTACGTATACTGATAATACAACTTCTACGTCTTATAGTATAAGTAGCACACTTGACAGTCTGATGGTAGGCGGTAGGAACTTATTCAAACACTCTTCACTCGTCGGCGAACAGTTAACGTGTGATAGCGTTAATGGCTGTAATTCAATCGACACAGAGAAATATGAGGATATTGGTTATCATATAGTGACTCCGAACGCCGGTAATTTAAACAATGGTATTTTATTCGTGTTCAAGGATTTTACTACTTTAGGATTGAAAAAAGGCGATACAATCACATTTAGTATCGATGTGAAAGGAACGTCTGACGAACATAATCCTTTCTTAAAAATATGGTTACCTAAAGACGATCCAAATGCTTGGTGGGTCGGCGATCAATCGGACAATAGTGAATTTGTTCCAACTAACGAATTTAAAAGGGCTTCTGTTACCTTCACAATACCAAACACTTATGAACTTTCTTATATTTTCTTTGGTGTACATGGAAACATTCAGTCCGACCTATATATCCGAAATGCCAAGCTCGAAAAAGGCACTGTCGCCACCGACTGGACGCCAGCACCAGAAGATCTTGAAACAAGAGTATCCAATGCTGAAACGGCCATCTCAAATAACGCAAAAGAAATCAAGCTTAAAGCTTCTCAGGATGAAGTAACTACTATATCAGACAACTTGGAAGTTCTCACAAAAACTTCTACCGAATTTAAACAGACGGTAGAGGGCTGGCAGTTGAATTGGGATAAGTTGATAAGCACTGGTAACGCCGAGATAGCAAGTCATAAGGATTATATTACTTTTGATAAAGGTGATATTATTCTTGGAGAGTCATCGAATGATCTGAAATTGAAGATTACTAATGATTCAATTCAGTTTAAAGGCACCAGTGATACGGAAGTGACGCCAGATTCTGATGCTACAGCATGGATTACCGGTAAAACATTCCATATTTCCGATGGGGAAATCCAAAATAGCTTGAAGTTTGGAGACATTCTTATGAAACCGACTTCAAGTGGAAATTTGGCCATTGACGATTATGTTGAGTTTGGTCCGACAGTAAGAATAGGAAATCCAAGCAGTCGATATACTCGAATAAACAGCAACGGGCTGATGGTCAATAATGAAAACACAGTTATAGCCCAAATTGGTTACGGAACAGCTGGAGATCCAAATGGCGGTAATTCAGTTTATGCGTTTTATACTTTTGGCGAAAGAAAAACTGGTACATTATCCGGGGGATACTCGCTTGTTGAAGGATTCAATAATACTGCAACTGGTTTTTGTGCCCATGCAGAGGGGTGGCCGAGCATCGCAAGTGGTACATCAGCTCATGCAGAAGGTAGTAGCACCGCAAGTGGAGATGATTCTCATGCTGAAGGTGGTAGCACCACCGCAAGTGGAGATGATTCTCATACTGAAGGTATGTGCACCACCGCAAGTGGTCAAAGTTCTCACGCCGAAGGTGAACATACAGAGGCAAGCGAAATTGGAGCTCATGCAGAGGGAAGTTATACGAAAGCTATGGGGGCTTACTCTCATGCTGAAGGTGGTAGCACCACCGCAAGTGGAGATTATTCTCATGCCGGAGGTGTAGGAACCATAGCGAAAAACGACTATCAAACTGTTATTGGACGTTATAATGCCAATAAGAATTCGGCTTTTATCATAGGTAACGGATCATCTGACACGGAACGTTCGAACGCTCTTACGGTTGATTGGGACGGAAATATCACAGGAAAAAGTCTTACATCCGCAAATGACCTTAAACTTGGGTTCGGGAGCTCGAATATTTTCAAGCCATATTTCACAAAAGGAGATTCAATCACTCTGACAATCTATGCGGTGGGATATGTTACTACCAGAGGTAAAGAGGTGGCGATGTATGTACCGTTATCCAGACCAATTATAGCAGGAGGGTCTGTCAGTGTCGCAAGTGTCAATGGGTTAACTATCCGTCAAAATGGAAAGTATCTTTATAGTAGTTCGGCAAGTAATTCTGTAAATCCGTCTTCGTTTAGAGCTGCTATAGTCGGAAGCGGATGCGGAGTCAATATCGTAGCTACATTTGGAAACACAGTCAATGCTACGGTTAATGACGTGTGTTCCATTACCGCAAGTATAAAAATCACATTCTCATAGGAGGACGTTTATGGCGTTAAAAAAGAAAATAACACAGGACGATGGCGTTATTACGGAATACCATCGAATTTTATACGTATTCAACGTTGTGAATAGCCATAGTTCCATATCAGTGGCATCTCTTGTGTCTGACTTAATCAGGGACAGAGAAAAGAGTGGTGACATCAGTGAACCGTACCAGAAAGTCGTTACATATGAAACTACTGATAAATGGGATATGACGGTAGAAGCAGCGTATGAATATCTCAAGACTCTCCCCGAATTCAAGGGAGCAGAAGACATTTAAGGAGGATTTCAACAATGGATTTTACAACATTAACTGAACATTTCGTACTGGTAGTCATGGTCGCTTGTCTGGTGGTAGGATATATCATCAAACACGCGACTTTTTTAAACAAGATTCCAAACACTGATATTCCGTGTATTCTGGCGGTGATCGGTGCCATTCTGAATGGGTTCGTAAGCGGATTCTCTATTGAATCAATCGTCTACGGAGCTGTTATGGGACTGGCTTCCACTGGACTGCATCAGGCATTTACACAGTTTATTGAAGGAAAGAATAATTCCGAGGAGGATAATGTAGATGGGGTTCACAATCACGAGTGATCAGATTATTTGGTTTTGCACGATTGTAGGCGGTATTTGGGGTATCTGGAAGATTATTAAAGAACTCCGAAAGCCGAACGAAGATCTTAGGCTTACTGTCAAGAAACATTCAGAGCTTCTTGATAATGACAATCGGCGTTTAAAAAATTCTGAGGAAACCAACCGGAAGATTCTCCAGTGTTTGCTGGTCATCATCAATCATGAAATTACCGGAAACGGCATCGATAAGATGAAAGAAACCAGGGATGCGCTACAGGAATATTTGATCAATAAGTAAGAGGTGTTAGTAGGAGTAACATTTAGGCTGTGTTAAGTCATTCATATGTTACTCCTACATTTGCCATTAGAAACCCTTGATTTTACTGGATTCATCACACCCGCAGTCATTGTGTTGAAAAATCGAGTGAGAGAGAAAATCTAGTATTTAAAAGGTGTATTAGAATTTATAGATGTGGTAGGAATCGAATAATTTTGAACCGTTCGTACATTATTCGTATATTTTTATTCCTACACTATAGAAAAGATAATAAAAAATGTATGAATAAACATTCCTATATTTTTTAAAATGTATGAATGAATATTTCGTATCACATACTTTCTATTTTATTTTTTCAATTTCAGATCGTAACCAATCGAAACTGCGAGTGGTATAAACACGTTCGGTTATATCAGATATACTATGTCCGACCATATATTTAATAGCGTATTCGTCAACTCCTGCCTCTTTAGCCATTGTGACAAAGTGTGCGCGTCCGTCATGAGGCTTGTGGTCGGGGTCAAGATTCAATGCTTTTTTTATATTGTTTACGATACTCTGATAGCGTCTGTATGTAATTTGTGAATATCTTCCTTCTTTATCTCTATAATTGAAAAGATACTCACGATTGACTTTTATAGCTTCGTTATATCGCTCCCGCACAAGCTCACGTATACGGCTATGAATCGGAACGGTTCTATTTCGCCCAGCTTCTGTTTTTATACCTCCGGTGTATGACCAATCGTCTAAATTAACATCCTTTATTTTTATGAGGCCAATTTCGCCAGGTCTCCAACCGGAATAACATTGAATCAGTAATATGTCTACATAATCTACTATTCCTATGCTATTCCATATTTTCATCATTTCTTCTTCTGTGTATGGGGTGTGATGTTCTTCTTTTTCACGTAATTCACGTTGAAGGCTTATCGGTAATTTAACCATTCGCGAATAATTTTTGTCGGTGAGTTCATGTTGTACGGCATAATCGAACATGAGATTCAGGACTGATTTGACTTTATTTTTGGTATTAGCTGAAGCTTCGCGTTCCATTCCGTCTATAATGGCGGAAGCATTTTCTACACAGCCTTGTATGTGCCTAGGTCTAACTTCTTTAACCATCATGTCATAAAGCGGACCACAATATCTCCAAGCGTAAGATTGTGCTCGTAAGGATTCCAGCTTTTTACCAGAGTTCACATAATCCTCTTTCCATTTTTCATATAATTCACTCATGGTCATTGAGTCGTCCAAATCATATGGATTCCGATTATATTCCACAAGTGCTGCATAAGCATCATTATAAGTCTCAAAGAAGGCTTCTGGTTTGAGAAGCTTGCATATCGGTTTACCCTTCGGGGTTTTACCCACAGTTACCATAGCTCGGAATGGTTTCCGGAGATTACGACCTTTAAGCTCGCTGATTTGACCGAATCCATTTGGAAGCCGACGTCTTTTCCTTGATGATTTTCTTATTGGTTTGGGTTGCTCTTTTAACGGATAACCGCAATGGGGACACGCAAAAGCACGATCGCTAACCTGTAAATCACATTCTGGACATTTAATCAACATATCGTTACCAATCCTTTCCATTGTATTTTCACTTTATATTATATATCATACGGTGTAGGAATAGTCAATTCCTACATTATATATTTTGGAGGTTTATATGACATACGATAATGGGCCTATCTGCCCGCATTGCGGAGGACAGACACACTATTATGATAAAGCTAAAAGAATAGTGAAGGGTAAATACGGAGAAGCGAAGAAAATCTATGTGTATAGGTACAGATGCTCTCAATGTGGTGAAATACACCGAGTCATACCGGACACATTAATACCTTTCAAACATTACGAAAAAGAAATCATACAAGGCGTGATAGAAGGTACCATTACGCCGGACACCCTTGGCTTTGAAGACTATCCAAGCGAAATTACCATGCATCGTTGGAAGAAAGAACCTGGCAGTAAAAACATTTTTATGTATTGTGCATCATAAGATTAAAAGTCTGAAGACATACATGCTCTTTTATTTTTCCACTGACTTTGTTTTAACAAATAGATGCCGTTAGCCTACAATAATCGTGAAAGGAGGGAAAACATTGGATGAAGTAGTATTTGGACCTGGATCAGTACCAGTAGCAGTAGCGGCACGGGTGTATGGTAAAGATGCCTGCTGGGTTCGTGCGGGTATCATTACCGGTTATCTAAGCATAGGTACCGCTACCAGGAATGGGAAAGTAATAACTTCTATAGACCAGATGAATAGTAAATTTGGTCGCATTAATTATTATATTTCCCCGAAGAAACTTTATGAAGAAACAGGCTATATTTGGAAAGGACGAAGTAAGCATGGGAACCACGATCAGACCTGAATTGTCGGAGAAGAATCCATATTGGATAGAACGACATCGGTATTATGAACTCAAACATTTCTGCCTGCAGTATCCTATATGGAAGAAAACTTACGAAGCTATGACCGGATTACTTGGAAGACCCGCCGATCTTGCTGTATTCGGTAAAATGAAACATATTTCAAATCCTACAGAGCGAGTAGGTATTATGAAATCATATTATTCAGAACGGATGAAAATGGTTGAGAAAGCAACAAATGAAGCGAATGGCGATCTGGCTGAATACATACTGAAAGGAGTGACGGAGGGTTTATCCTACGACGTGTTAAAAGTCAAAATGGATATACCATGTTGTAAAGATGTGTATTATGAAAACTATAGGAGATTCTTCTGGATTTTAAATAAGATGAGGGATTGAATTCGCGTGAAAATCAACTCATTTTATGACAAAGAAAAAGAAAGGAGAATTACTTATGAATTACGAACTTTTATTAGATGCAGTCAAAGAGGTGTCCAAGGACAAATTGAAGGAGATTAGCTTCAAACTCGATGAACAGACCATCCAGGCAATTAAAGAGATGGATCTGAGCGAAGACGAGAAGCGACAGCTCATTCTGATATCCAAGGACAGAGCCTTCTTCGACATGCTGCTGATAAATGCACTCAAAGAAGAGTAACATCTTTCAGCTAAAGAAAGTAAGGGGACGGCCGTTAGCAGACAGCTATCCTCTTATTTTTCTTTTAACGATTAATAACCTTACCAATCAGGTCTGCCATTTTCTCATGTGATGATCTGCGATCGGCAATAGCTTCGTCAAGGGTGCTACTTCCATAGACTTCTTCTACCTGGTCTGCGGTCCAGATATCACCGAATTCTTCCATGGTTTCAATAAATGTGTTGATTTCTGCTTTAGTCATATTGAAGCTCCTTTCATGATTTGGTTGGAATAATAGTATACCATAAACCTAGAATAGCTTCAATCATCAAATCTGGAACATGCGGACATGCAACTGGGATATGGGCCTCCACAGGCTATACATCCTGACGGAATGTCGGGTTCAGAATCAACAAGTATGCATCCATCTACAAGATCGACATATGGACCGTTATCTTCATATTCTCCAATGTCGTAAACTTTACCGCAGTTGGGACATACGAATTGGTCGTCATCTAAATTCATCAGTGCACCGCACTCGCAAACCGCTTCGCCTCTAAGGATAAGCTGAATGATTTCGTCTTCGTTTTCTGTGAAATATCCGTTCATATAAAACCTCCCATATATTAGTTTAGATATTATACTCCATAATTCGTGGAATTTACAGCTGCTTTAATGAAAAAGAATAACTTATTTTCAAAGGAGAGATAGACATGGACAGAATGAAATTTGAAGGACGTATGAACTATTTTATGTTAACTGCTATCAGATCGGCTAAGAACGAAGACGGATTGATATCCAACAGAGATTTGAAAGCTATAGAACTGATGAAGGAACTTATTGGTTATGCGGAAGAGTTAAATTATGAAGTTGAAAAACTCAAGAAAGAAGTAAGGGATTTGAAAAGAGAAACTGAGAAAGCAGAGAAGATAGGGGCATAGCCTCTGTCTTTTATTTTTCGCGTAGAAATCAGCCCCTTTTATGAGAAGAAAACATATTTTGAAGGAGGTTTTATTATGTCAATTAAAGAGAGAAAAGAAATCACAAAGATGCTGGTGAAAGTAGAAGTGGTGATATTGATGATGATATTTACAATAATATTGTTACACACAATGCCACTGGCTGGAACCGCAATGTTTGTGGTTGACTGTATTTCCATTGGCTTATATGCCAAAGCAAAATCTGAGGAATACGAGGAAGAGTTCTATTAAGGGCTCTTTCTTTTATTTTTAACCTAGATTAGGCAAAGCGCTATTCTAGGTTAGAATCCGTACGCAGGTTACCGGAAACAAAGTTATATTTGTAATGTGAAAAATTCCCGGGAGGGATTTTCATAAAAACAATTCAAAGGAGGATGTTGTATGTCGTGTTTATTTTTTCTCGGAGGAGTGTTTGCGGGAATCGTCATCACTTGCTGTTTCTACCAGAAAACATCTGGGCATGGATATTTCACAGTTACACCATATTCGGATGATGAGATTTCTATTAACGAAGGCTTCTACTCAGTAAAAGTCTCTTTGCCTAAAGACGTAAACCTTGTGAACAAAGACATGGTTATTCTGCATAATTCGCACAAATAACAGTCCCTATTACGGAAACGTATTAACTTATTTTTAAAGGAGGAATTCAAAATGGAAACTATCGAAAAACTGTTAAGAAGCGAATTGGAGGAAGAACTTGAGGCTTTGGGTGGAACGGAGCTTGGTTCAGATGACTACAAAGTAGCAGTCGAAGGAATTACTAAGCTTATGGACAGACAGATTGAGATCAGCAAGCTTAACACTGAATACGAACTTAAAAGAGATGCACGAGAAATCGATACAGATCTTAAAGTTCAGCAGATGAAAGCAGAAGCTACAGATCGGAAAATCAAGTATGCTATAAGCATTGGCGAAACTGTTGTATCCACTGCAGTAATTATCTGGGGGACTCTGAAATCATTTAAGTTCGAGGAAACCGGAACAATCACTACTATAATGGGACGTGGTTTCATTAACAAACTTCTTCCGAAGAAGTAAAATACGGATAAGCAGGGACGCTGAGGAAACTTGGCGTCTTTGTTTTATTTTGTTTACACAATTATGTAGGAGTAGTATAATATTCATATAGACTTGAAGAGAATGGAGGCTATTTATGATGAAAAAGAAAATAATATTGACTGTGTTATGCGCTATGGTTGGTGTAGGAGCTATATCCGGATGTGGTGAAAGCTCAACAAATACTGTTAAGGAAGAAACTCCAGTAGCAGATCCGACCGCGACTCCTGAACCACAGCCTACTGAAACAGAAGCACCCGCAGAAACAGAAGCACCCGCAGAAACAGAAGCTCCAGCAGACGATACGACAACTGCTGATTCGACAGGAATTCGTCCAGAGGTAAAGGACTTTTTGGACAGCTATGAAAGCTTCATGAATGAGTATTGTGATTTTATGGAGAAATATGAGAATTCAGATGATGTCGCATCCATGTTAAATGACTATACCGAATATATGAAAAAATATGCTGATTTCACACAGAAAATGGACGACATGGGGAATTCTGATTTAAATACTGAAGAACTTAAATATTATCTGGATGTTCAAAATAGAGTAAGCCAGCGATTGCTGACTGTATCCGGGAGTTGATGAAAAATGGTAAAAATCATCTCTTTAAAATGTCCGGAATGCGGTGCTGACATTAGTATTGAAGAAGGTCACAAACAGTGTTTTTGCCAATATTGTGGAGCTAAGATCCTAATTGATGATGGCACCACCACCCATACATATCGTAAAGTAGACGAAGCCAGGATTAAAGAGGCCGAAGTTGAAAGAGAAATTCGTTTAAAAGAACTCGAATTGGAATTATACGATAAGCAGACGAAAGAAAAGAATCAAAAACTGAGGCATAAATATTTGAACGCGGCAATTTGCATTGTTATTTTGATTTCGATATTATTCATGATAGTCGGTAAAATAATAAAAAATGATGCTTGTTTCGATTTTAGCTATTGGTTTTTAGCACTATTGATACCGTTATTTTGTTTATACTTAGCTAACATTATAAAGAGCGTGACAGAGAAATAATGTCGCAAAGAGCTTATATTAAACGATATAGGCTCTTTTTTTATGTCCAATTTTAGCGAAAATCACAGCTCCTGTAATGAAAAAAAAATCTGAAAGGAGAAAATCTATGAACGATGAGAAAATTGTAAAACATATACACTGGGGAGCAAACAACAGTTATCAAAATAATTATGTAATAGTTTTATGGAGTGATTATACGTGGGAACAGTTCAATCTTGGACCAACGCCACATATTAAAGGAAAAACTATGAAACAGTATTATAATTTTGGTAAAGCGATAACCAGTAAAATGAACAAAAACCAATTTATAGAGTATTTGAATCGAAAGAAGGTAGAGATTGAGTCCTAACAAGGACTCTTTCTTTTTACGAGGAGATTATGAGATACCATTACGACAAGCCAGATCATTACACATCCATGTACGGACAGACTTATATTTGTGATCATCCGGTATACAGTCATTGTACGTTATATAAAATCGGAGAAAAAGGTCTGGCTGTTATTCAGCAGCGTTATATTCCGGAAATAAAGTCAACCTATTGGACAGAAATTGATCCATGGCTGGTTGATGCTTTATATTTACATGAAGGCTTTAAAAAGTTTTTCGATGAACGTTCCGGAGAGTGTGCGGATGGATTATATCCTACAACTAGCATCCGACAGATCATGTGGGCTTTGAAGATGAAACCTTTGAAACGAGAACGCTGGGAAACGTGTTTCGATCGAAGGAATATTTAGCGTAAATTACAATTGCTATTATGAAAACAATAATTTATTTTTATTCAAAGGAGAGAAAATTATGAAAAACGAAGTTAACAAATTTAATGAGGCAATTGATGAATTAATGAACGGGCTTGTAAAAGAAACAGTTTGTAACAGTGAATCATTGAAATATATGAGCACGGACGATCTTGTTCGAATGCAGCATTGTATCAAAGTAATCGATATGTCTAAGGATTTATTAATCGCAGAGGCAGACAAATTGGATCGAATTGAGGAAAAACTCGATAAATTATTGAAAATTGAAAACAGAAAGATTGAGTCCTAACAAGGGCTCTTTCCTTTTTCGCGTTGAAAACAATTTCTCTAATGGAAAGATTACTAATTTCAAAGGAGGGATTACATTATGATATTATTTACAATCTTATTCATCACATTGGTGATATTAGCAATACTGACAGTGCTCGGCGTAGCAGCGTTGGGTGTTGCCGGAATTGTAGTATTCGGCGATGTGATAGTATGTGTTGTGATTATAGCATTAATTATCAGACACTTTATTAAGAAAAGACAGTGATCATGAAGCGGAGTCAGCAATGGCTCTTGCTTTTCGCGTATCTTACAACTCCTATAATGAGAAAATTATATCTTAAAGGAGGAATTTACTATGAAGAAATCATTAGAAGATTACAAAGAAATGGTTGTAAAACCGCAGTTTGATTGGATTAAAATCCATTGGAAAGGATGGATGTTGATCATGATAATTTCGGCATGTATACCATATATCGTATATTACGGCAATGATATCGTAAATTCTATTAAAACAAAATTCTCAAAGGAGGAAGAGGAAAATGAGTGATGTATTAATCGCAATTGTTGGAGGTATATTTATCTACCTGTTATTAAACAGAGGTAAATAACTCTGCAGGAAAGAGGTGTGATCATTCATTGACCTCTTTCTTTTTTTTTTCGCGAAATATCCATATGCTATTATGACAAAATCAAAAGGAGGTAATTGGTATGAATGTACTTATTAAAAGATTAGCAATCTGTGGTGTTTTGTATGCGGTGGCTGAAACATCGTTCATGATGGGAAAAGGATATATCCTTGGACTATTGAAAGGGTATGGTGCATCAGCGTCATATGCTACAGAACTATTGAACGGAGATGATGCTAATTGGAAATGTAAATTTATGTCCAAAATTTCCGATTTAGAAGAAAGACATGTAAAGGCTGAGATTGAGTCCTAACAAGGGCTCTTTCTTTTTAGTTTCGCGTAAAAATCATCTCCTTTAATGAGAGAAATAGGCAGCTCGATGGTAGAGCGCCGGATATTCCGGAGATTGCGGGTTCGAATCCCGTTCTATTTCTTTTACTATTTATTTTCATTCACGCGAAAGGAGAAATCGTATGAACGTAAAAATGACACTCAGAAGAAACTCGCCGAAAATCCTGACAATACTCGCTGCGATGGGGACGGTATCTACAGCATTCGCAACGGCGAGAGCCACACCAAAAGCACTGTTACTTATTCAGGAGGCGGAGGCTCAAAAAGGAGAGGATTTGACTGCACTTGAAAAAGTTAAAGTAGCTGCAGTGCCTTATATTCCGGCAGTGCTACTGGGTTCGGCTACTATTGTGTGTATGTTTGGAGCTCAGATGTTGAATCGAAAGACTCAATCCTCTATGGCCAGCGCATACGCTTTGTTGGATCAGGGCTTTAAAGACTATCGGCGAAAACTCAAGGAATTGTACGGCGATGAGGCCGATAAGAAAGTTATCGAAGCTCTGGCGGTAGAGAAGTCCAAAACAGTATATATTGAAGCATCATATTTAAGCGGTCCTTGTGATATATCTTTGGATGAAAATTCTTCTGATCCAGTGCTCTGGTACGATGAATATTCAAAGAGGTTCTTCACAGCCAGCCTCGAACAGGTTCTTATGGCAGAATACCATCTGAACCGAAATTATATTCTCAGAGGAGAAGCTGTGATAAACGAACTGTATGAATTTCTCGGCCTGGAGCCTACTGATTGGGGTGCTGAAGCCGGATGGGCTCCGATGGATGAGGGAATGTTCTGGATCGAATTCAACCACATTCCGGCAAAACTTGACGATGGTTCCGCATTTTATATTATCGAAATGCCGTTCGAACCGGTCCTTAATTATGACGAGTATTACTGACTCGCGAGAATTCCAACGACTTTAACGGAAAGGAGGTATACTCGTGAAAGCTAAATATGATTTAATCAAAATGGCTGGTTGGGTTGCCGTAGCTATCGGCGGATTAGCTGCTAGCTGGGCTACAGACAAGCAATCAAAAGAAGAAATTAATAAGAAACTCGATGAGTATATTACCGAGAAAACAGATAAGGAGTCCTAATGGACTTCTTATTTTTGTTTTAACAAAACCATGTTCATTTGAAAGGAGATATCATGAACAAATCTGTAATGAAATTCATTAAAACTGTGAAACGAGGATTCGGAAAAAGAAGTCCTGAAATCCTGCTTGGGATTGGCATAGCGAGCGGCATTACTGCGACTGTCTTAGCGGTTAAAGCTACTCCTAAAGCGTTACAACTTATTGAGGAGGTTAAATTTGAAAAGGCCACCACATGGAATGAGGAACATTCAGATTCCCACGTAAGAGCTGTGGCAGAAAACTTAACCAAACTTGAAGTAGTAAAAGCAACCTGGAAATGTTATATTCCAGCAGCTATCAGTGGTGTTGCATCTATTGCTTGTCTGCTCGGATCTCATTCAGTAAACGCGAAAAGAAACGCAGCATTGGCTACGGCTTATAAATTATCTGAAACGGCACTGAATGAATACCGTGAGAAGGTCGTGGAAGAAATCGGTGAAGATAAAGAAAAAGTCATCCGAGATAAAGTTTCCCAGAAACACCTGGATGAGAAACCGGTTTCAAAAAATGAAGTAATCATCACAGGAACCGGCAAGCAGCTTTGCTATGACGGTATTTCCGGACGATATTTTGAATCAGATATTCAGACAATCCGTGCTGCAGTCAATAAGATCAATGAAACCATGGTGTACGAGATGTATGCGGCATTAAATGATTTCTATAATGAAATTGGTTTGAGTAATACAGACATGGGCGATGAACTTGGCTGGAATGTTGATGATGGTTTACTCGAAATAAGCTATGGAGCCATGGTCGCAGATGACGGTAGACCTTGCATTACTCTGGACTATCATATTGCGCCGAGATATGACTTCTCAAAGCTTATGTAGATTCGCGAAAAATACATATTGTTTAATGGAAAGAATATAAAAATCTGAAAGGAGATTATTTAAGATGAAAGAAATCAAAGCAGAAGAGGTTAAAGAAGTTGAGGTAACTACAGAGGAGAATACGGAGACAGAAGTAGCCACTGAAGAAGTTAAGGAATCAAAGTTTAAAGCTTTCGGAACGAAAGTAAAAAGCGGGTTACAGAAACACGGAAAGAATATTGCAAAAGGTGCAGTGATCGGACTGGGTTTGGTAGCAGCTTATGCGATCGGATCAAGAGCTGGAGGCAGCGATGACGATTCTGACGTGGTATCTGATTCCGATTACGTAGAAATCGACGAAACTGAATCTGATGCTTCATCAGAAGAATAAGATTTATATTCCGGCAGGGGAGTACCTATAACAAGGTATTCCTCTTTTTCTTTTATTCGAAAGGAGTGTATCATGCCTAAATTTACTTATAAAGGTCCGGTCATGGAATTTAACACTCTTCTTGCTGATAATTGGGAGGGAGAGACAGTGGCTCCTTCCGAAAAGAAAGCAAGAAGTAATTTAACATATCAATTTAAGAAAAGAAATAACCGTATTGCGGGATCACGAATTACGCTACCCGGAAAAATTATGATGGTTGATTAAGAGAGGAGAACTCATGGAGGATTATAGAGCAAATTCCCATAAAGCAAAAGCGGAGGCTAAAGAGGCTGCTGAGAAGAAAGTAGACAAAGTTGTCACTGGCAATGTCAAAAGAAAAAAGAAAAGTGAAGTAAGCAAATTCAAGGATGTGTTTATCTCAGAGGATGTATCTAACGTTAAATCCTATATTTTTCTGGATGTGCTGGTACCAGCAATCAAAAAAGCCGTCTCGGATATTGTGAAAGACGGAGTTGATATGATGCTGTATGGCGACAAACGGGGCGGTAGCCGAGGATCATCAAATTATGTGTCATATAGATCATATTCTGATAATTCTAGTCGTAGCTCAAGAAGATCCGTAAGAGCGAGCTACGATTTTGACGATGTTGTGTTCGATACCCGAGGTGAGGCTGATGAAGTATTATCCAGCATGGATGAATTAATGGATAGATACGGAGTTGTCAGCGTTGCTGATATGTACGATTTATGCGGCATGACATGCAACTATACAGATAATAAATACGGTTGGAAGAGTCTTGCCAGAGCTGATATTTCAAGAGTTCGGGACGGTTACATGATCAAACTTCCAAAAGCAGAACCGATTTAAGGAGGATTCATGGAAGATCCAAAAAAAGATTATTTTAAAAACTGAATACAGTAACAAATTCGATGAGATTAGAAAAGATCTCGTCGTGCAGTCATATTTCAAATATGGAAAAGCTTCAAGAAATTTTGTATCAGGGTACGTGGATGCGATTGGTTCGCTTAAAAAGTGTATTCAGAAATTTGAAGAAACAGGCAATTTAGAGTATCTGGCAGATGCTGCAAACTATTGTATGTTCAGATATATGTATCCACAGACAGGAGAATATTTTAAACATACTGATTCCGATGAGTCTGCCGGAATTGATGGTATGTCGGTAAAAGAAATCGAAGAGTTTAAAAAGGAGAACGAATAATGAAAAAATTAGCATTTATGAATACTATTTCCAGATCAGCACACAGAATGGCATTTAAGCTTCAGAAGCACAGCCCGGAAATCCTTGTGGTGGCTGGAGTAATCGGCGCGGTGGCAAGTGCAGTGATGGCTTGCAAGGCCACAACTAAACTGAGCGATATTTTAGACGACTCCAGAGATAGAATTGATTCCATTCACGATGTGATTGAGAATCCAGATAAAGTTAATGAGGAGTATACGCAGGACGACGGAAACAAAGATCTTGCTATTGTGTATACGCAGACCGCTCTGAAGGTTGCTAAAGTTTATGCTCCTGCGGTTATTCTCGGAGGATTATCTATCACGGCCATTCTCACATCTAACAATATTCTCAGAAAGAGGAACATTGCACTGGCTGCAGCTTACACAGCAGTCGATAAAAGCTTCAAAGAATATCGTGGAAGAGTCGTCGAAAGATTCGGAAAAGAACTGGATAAAGAGCTCCGTTATAACATCAAAGCTAAGGAAGTGGAGGAGACTGTTACCGACGAAAAAGGTAATGAAAAGACTGTAAAAAAGACTGTCGACGTAGTAGATCCAAACGCCATCAGTGAATTTGCGAAATTCTTCGATGATGGATGTATTGGATGGACCAAAGATCCGGAACTCAATATGATTTTCTTACGCCAGCAGGAAGCAGCGGCAACTAAACGTCTGGAAGATCGTGGACATTTATTTCTGAATGAAGTATACGATATGCTTGGTATCCCCCACACAAGAGCAGGCCAGATTGTAGGATGGATCTATGATAAAAAGAATCCGATCGGTGATAACTATGTCGATTTCGGTATTTACGATACCAGTAAAGAAGCGAATCGTAACTTTGTGAACGGATATGAAAGAACAATTCTGCTTGATTTCAATGTTGATGGAAACATCCTTGATCTGATGTGAATGACAGGACTCAATAGCATTGGGTCGGGGAATACCTATAGGGATATTTACGATCGCGTTTGGTGAAAGGAGAAATCATGACAGGTAGAGAACTTATCATATTCATTCTGGAAAATAATTTGGAAAACGTGTCTATATTCGATGGTGATACGCTTCCTGGTCTTATGACCCTGGACGAAGCTGCCGTCAAATGGCATAGCGGCAGAAATACTTTAAAAGCTCTTTTTGAGATGGGAAAAATACCCGGAGTGATAATCGACGAAAAGATTTATATTCATAAGAGCGTAGAGAACCCATTTTCAAAGAAAGGGAAAGGCCATGATAAATAAAATTCTTATATTTGATGCAGGAGTCGCTATTGGCTCCGCAGTAACATGGAAACTCGTAAAGGATAAATATAAAAAACTGGCTGACGAGGAAATTGCTTCGGTAAAGGAAATATGGAGTAAGAAACATCCGACTGTTGAGGATATCGCGGCACAGCCTAAACAAACGCATGTCGATTATGCAGAACGCAAAACAGCCAGAGAGATTATTTTAGAAAACAAATATTCCGATAAAAAAGAAGAGGAGGATCATATGGATAAATATGTTATTTCACCGGAAGAATTCAGCGAAAGCGAACTTCCATCCGAAAGCCTGACATATTGGGCTGATGGAATTGTTACCGACGAGGCAAATTGTGTTATGGACGAAGACGACATTGAGGAAACTATTGGAAGCGATGCTCTGAATCATTTCGGTGAATATGAGGACGATTCAGTATTTGTCAGAAATGAGACTCTTGATAAAGAATACGAGATTCTCATGGACACTCGAAGATTCGGTGACGTCTATCCTACCCGATAGGAGAAGAACGGATGGATAAAAACAATATTATCAACGAATATTTCGAATGGATGACTGATATTGTCTGCGGAAAGAGGTTTTCAGGCAAGATGACTTATAAAAAACTTCTTTCGTGCTTACATATGATTACGTTCAGATGCGAAATGCGAAGCGACGAAAACCGAGCTGAGGATGGCGTAGATCTTAGATGGCGATTTGCTGTTGATACAGGCAGAGAAAATCAGAATGATTGGATTAGAGATTGTCTCGAAGGTCCATGCAGCGTTCTGGAGATGATGGTGGCTTTGGCCATTAGAATCGAGGAGACCATCATGGACAATCCGGCACTCGGCGATCGAACCGGGCAATGGTTTTGGGGAATGATCACGACTATGGGCCTTGGAGCTATGAATGATAATAATTTTGATAAGAAATCTGCTGGAAATATCGTAAATACATTTCTGGATAGACAGTATAAGTCAGACGGGGATGGCGGTTTATTCAGAATTCGAGGCGTTGACGTGGATTTAACAAAAGTGGACATTTGGACACAATTATGCTGGTATCTCGACAGCATATCTTAAATCTTGAAAGGAGAAGCATAGTGTAATGATTGATTTCATGAAGATTTCGACGCGCCAAGTGAAAAAGGGTGTCACCGAGATATTCCCTAAATTTGTTCTGAAGAAATCGTCGGATCTCATGATACGGGGCGGCGATTTCTATGCTGTTTGGAATGAAGATACCGGTCTCTGGTCTACTGACGAAGAAGACGTGATCAACATGGTTGATGCCGCATTATATGAATATACGAAAAAACAGGAAGAACACGCGATTGATGAACTTAACACAAAATATATGTGGGATTCAAATTCCGGTTCTATAGACGCCTGGCATAAATATTGCCAAAAGCAGATGCGAGACAACTATCATCCACTAGACGAGAAAATTATATTTGGTGATACAAAGACAAATAAAAAGGATTATGCCAGCCGAACGCTCAGTTATCCGCTGAGAGAATGTAATATTTCAGGGTACGAAAAGCTTATGTCTACTTTATATTCCCCGGGGGAGCGGAAGAAAATCGAATGGGCGATTGGTGCAGTTATCGAAGGGGATTCCAAACATATTCAAAAGTTTATGGTTCTCTATGGTTCTGCAGGAACTGGTAAATCAACAGTCTTAAACATTATACAGCAGTTATTTGAGGGTTATTATTCGGTCTTTGATGCTAAAGCGTTGGGGTCGGCTAATAACTCTTTTGCGTTAGAGGCGTTTAAAGCAAATCCGCTTATCGCAATTCAACATGATGGAGATTTATCCAAAATTGAGGATAACACTCGATTAAACAGTCTTGTATCTCATGAACTTATGACTGTAAATGAGAAGTTTAAATCTACTTATGCGAATAAGTTCAATGCTTTTTTGTTTATGGGGACTAATAAGCCAGTAAAGATTACGGACAGCAAATCCGGTTTACTCAGACGATTAATCGATGTCACGCCATCCGGTAACAAGCTCGATCAAAGGGAATATTCAGATTGTATGGATAAAATCCCTTTCGAGCTTCCGGGAATTGCATATCACTGTCATCAGGTATATTTGGCGAATAAACATGTGTACGATTCATACGTTCCGACGCTGATGATGGGTGCTACGAATGATTTCTATAATTTCATGATTGATTCATTCAGTGTGTTTAAAAAGAATGACGGAACGACTCTCAAAACTGCCTGGGAGATGTATAAAGTGTATTGCGACGAGACCAAGGTACCGTATCCATATTCTCAGAGAGTGTTCAAAGAAGAGCTTAGGAATTATTTCTGGAATTTCGACGAGGAATTTGACAGCGAATCTCAGGCTCGGAATGTATATTCAGGGTTCCGGCTTGATAAATTCGAGAAAGATATGAGGAGTGAGAAGAAAGATGATACCGACAAAAAATATGTTATTGAATTTATGGAGGGAATATCTTCAGAATTCGATATCCTTGCGGGAGATTATTTGGCTCAATACGCCAATGAAAAGGAAACTCCTACCAAACCATGGGATGCTGTTACCACGAGGTTACACGACATCAATGTTCATAAATTACATTATGTCAAGGTTCCAGAGAATCATATAGTCATTGATTTTGATATTAAGGATGAGTCCGGAAATAAATCATTCGAGAAAAATTTGGCTGCAGCAAGCAAATGGCCAGCTACATATGCTGAGTTAAGTAAAAGCGGAGCTGGAATCCACCTTCATTATATTTATGATGGTGATTCAACACTGCTCAACCGTCTTTACGACAAAGACATTGAAATAAAGGTATTCACAGGAAAAAGTTCACTCAGGAGAAAGCTTACAAAATGCAATGATTTACCTATTGCACATATTAGCTCAGGACTTCCTTTGAAGGAGGGAGGAAAAAAAGTGATAAATATTGAAGGATTTAAAAACGAACAGAGTCTCAGAACTACCATAAAGAGAAATCTCGAAAAGGAATATCATCACGACACTCGAAGTAGTGTTGATTTTATCAATAAACTTCTCAATGATGCTTACGCCAGCGGCAAAGCTTATGATGTATCTGATATGAGAAACGCGGTATATTCTTTCGCAGCCCAGAGCACCAATCAGGCTGATTATTGTCTGAGACTTGTAAGCAAAATGAAATTTAAATCTGAAGAACCGGCGGTAGCGCTCACAAACGATGAGAAGCCGCTGGTTTTTTATGATTGCGAGGTATTTCCTAACTTGTTCTTGGTTAACTGGAAAGTACAGGGAGAGGGAAAGCCTATCGTAAGGCTGATAAATCCACGACCACAGGATATTGAAGAACTTATCAAATTCCGGTTGGTTGGATTTAATTGTCGTAGATATGATAATCATATGTTATATGCTTGTATGATGGGGTATACGAACGAGCAGCTGTATGATTTATCCCAGAAAATTGTAAATACGAAAAAAGGTGACAGTCGAAAGGTATTATTCGGCGAGGCGTACAATATTTCATATACTGATATTTATGATTTCGCTTCTGCGGGTAACAAAAAGAGCTTAAAAAAACTTGAGATCGAAATGGGCATTCACCATCAGGAGCTTGGACTTCCGTGGGACAAGCCTGTGCCTAAAGAATTATGGCAGAAAGTAGCGGAGTATTGTGATAACGATGTCCTGGCGACGGAAGCTGCATGGGATTACCTGAAAAGTGATTTTATTGCAAGAGAGATTCTGGCTGATCTGGCCGGATTGACTGTGAACGACACCACCAATACTCTGACTCAGAGATTTATATTTGGCAATAATAAGCACCCTCAGAATGAGTTTCAGTATCGTAACTTGGCTGAGCCTGTATATGAGTTAGATCCAGAAGTAAAGGCCTTCCTTGAGAAATCCTGTAGGAAAATGATGGCCGAACCTCACGGAGAAGCCTGCAGCTTGTTGCCATATTTTCCGGGTTACAAATACGAAAATGGTGTTTCTACATATCGTGGAGAAGAAGTTGGTGAAGGCGGTTATGTATACGCTGAACCAGGCATGTATGGAAACGTAGCGTTGCTGGATATTGCTTCAATGCACCCACACAGCACCATTGCTGAATGTCTGTTTGGAGTCAGATACACAACAGCATATAGAGAAATCGTCGAGGGACGTGTATCTATCAAACATGAAGCCTGGGATATTGTCAATGGCATGTTAGACGGTAAACTCACGAAACATATTGAGAGGGTTAAGAATGGCGAGTTGACATCCAAAGATCTTGCTAACGCACTCAAGACTGCGATCAACTCGGTATATGGTCTTACATCAGCTAACTTTGACAATCCGTTCAGGGATATTCGTAACAAAGACAATATCGTTGCTAAACGTGGCGCGCTGTTTATGGTGGATCTTAAACATGAGGTACAGAAGAGAGGATTTACTGTCGCTCATATCAAGACAGATTCCATTAAAATTCCGGATGCTACACCAGAGATTATCAAATTCGTCATGGATTTTGGTAAGCGGTATGGCTACACATTTGAGCATGAGGCTACTTACGACAGAATGTGTCTCGTAAACAATGCGGTTTATATTGCCAAGTATAAAGATCCAGATGAATGTGTGGCTATGTACGGATATGCTCCAGGCGATAATAAGAAACATAAGAATAATCCATGGACAGCTACTGGCAAGCAGTTTGCGGTTCCCTATGTATTCAAGACTTGTTTCAGCCGGGAACCAGTAACAATCAATGATATGAGAGAAACTTTCTCAGTGAAATCGGCTTTATATTTGGATATGAATGAGAAATTACCGGACGTATCTGAATACGAGAAGAAACTGGAGAAGTTGGAATCCGATTATAAAAAAGGCAAAATCTCAGATACCACGTTTGAACCGGAAGCTGGCGTACTGCAGGAGCTGATCAATGATGGTCATGACCGTAAATTCGTCGGTAAAGTCGGAGAATTCTGTCCGGTTAAACCTGGCAAGGGCGGTGGCATTCTCGTCAGAGAGCAGAATGGTAAATTCTACGCGGCTACCGGTACGACAGGATTCAGATGGCTTGAGGCAGAAATGCTGTTGAAGAAATCTGCAGAGATGGTGACGATTATCGATCCGGATACTGGAAAAGAGAAAGAGATATCGGGAGCAGAGCTGATCTCTGGTAATGATGGCATTGTTGACCGATCATATTATGACAAACTTGTTAATGATGCTATTGAGTCTATTTCTAAACATGGTGATTACGAATGGTTTATATCTGAAGATCCGTATATTCCTAAAGAAAAACCATTACCGGATTTTATGAATATTCCAGAAGGCACCGATGAAGAAGTAGAGTTACCTTGGAATTGATATTCGCGGAGAAATCCTTTCCTATTATGAAAGGAGTGATTTTATGAAGCTGAAGCATTATTTAAAATCCAAAGATGGTGAGATTAAATACACAGTGGACATGCATTGTGAACATCCGAATATGAAAAACAATAACACGGAAAGTGTTGGATGTAACGGTGCTTGCAGTGAATGTAAATATGGTATGGCGACCTTATCACTCAAGGATTTCTATGAAATAATGAAGTACGCGAAAATTGGCTTCATTCAATAAGCAAACTGAGAGTCTTGGCTAGAAATAGCTGAGGCTCTTTGTTTTATACAAAATTATATTTATTTAAAGGAGATTAAAAGAATTATGGAACTGACATTTGCACCAAGAGACATTTTACAGATTAACGACGCAAGAATCATTTACAGAAACCTCAGAGGAGAGGGTAGCAAGTTCAATCGTGAGGGGGATCGCAACTTCGCAGTGGTTATTCCAAACCAGGAGCTCGCTGATGAACTTATCGATCGCGGCTGGAATGTGAAAATCAAAGAGCCGAGAGACGAAGGCGAAGAGCCATTCAGATATCTCCCGGTTAAAGTGAAATTCAACGATCGTGGACCTCAGGTATATTTAGTATCTGGAAATACTCACAGAGAGCTGAGCGAGGACATGGTATCCATCGTCGATGAAATTGATATTCGCTCTGTCAATCTGGATGTAAGACCATATGACTGGGAAGTAAATGGTAAAACTGGTCGTACTGCATATCTGCAGTCTATGGAGGTCATTCAGGAAATTGACAGATTTGCAGCAAGATATGCTGAGGAAGAAAGCCCAGAGGAGTGAACATGATCGTACGAGCATTCGAAGTCCGAGAACATAACAGATATTTAGTATGTGATTTGGCAAGTAAATTGGACAAAGAATTACGGAATCTGCGGGAAGATGGCTGGAACATCATTTCAGTAACTGCAACGCCGGTTAAGGAATACCATTACCCAGATTACTTTGATTCAACGTTATTCACAATAGTTGCGTCTAAGAATAAATATAAATGAGGGAGTGATGTTTATGAGTCTTGATATCAGATATGTAACGAATGGTGTTAAAACAATTTATAGAGTCATCGACGGTTCTGCCGACAGCTTCAATGTATATACGAGACGCGATGATATTCCTAAGAGCATTCGTCATTATGCACCCGAAGGAGATCCGGTTTTTGTAGGACCTGACATGGCTTTTATATTTGGAGTTAGAGATATTTTATATCCGAATTTTCCAAATTGTGGTCATCCTCAATACTTTGGTAAACGTTGTATTGCCGAAAGTTGCAAGTATGCAATAGGCGAAGATTGGACTAAGTGTCCGTACTTTAATAAATTATAGCAGGAGGAATATGAGATTATGGATTTTGGACAGGTTCTTGAAAAGGTAAAAAATGGAGAAAAGATTTTCCGTCATGGATGGAATGGAAAAGGAATGTTTGTTGTATATCAGAAGGGGTATCCAGACGGAATCCCATGTAACATGCAGACTGCTAAAGCTTGGGGGCTTAACGAAGGAGATTTGTTTAGATGTGAACCATATCTGCAGATCAAAATGACTAATGGCAGTCATGCAATGTGGGTTCCAAGTATCAATGATATTCTCGCTGAGGATTGGGACTATATTCACTGATTAGAGGAGTGATATTTATGAGTGACGGAGCAAAAATTGTTATAGCCGGAATCATGGCTTATACAATATATAGAGTCGCAGGAAAGTGTACGGACGCTAGGATTGCAATTGCAGCTATGAGATGCGGAGTTACTATGAAATTGGAAGAAAAGGAGAAATGATTATGAATATTTATTGTAATTTATGTGCAAATAAAGACCGTAAGGAAACGTGCAGAACTTGTGTTAGTTATATCCTTAACATGACAACAGACGGAGCTGAATATGTTACGCCGGCAGTGCCTCCTTTAGATACTGACGCTTTGAAAGCTACGATCAACAAACTATACGGAACGGGCCTTACGGTATTATCACCATATCAGAAGGCTATGTCCAGAATTAAAAATGTTATATTCAATGATCCGGCTACAATTGTATTTTGGAGTGATGGCACTAAGACCGTTGTAAAATGCGGTAAGGATGACACATTTGATCCGGAGAAAGGTCTGGCTATGGCGATTTCTAAATACTTCTTTGATAATGCTGGATATTTCAATGATGTATTTAAGAAGTGGATTCCTAAGAAAGGAGAAAGCGATGGAAAAGACCAGTGATTCATTAATTATAGGTTTTGATTCATCGGCGGGTAAGGACGGCACAGTTTTAATCGTGGGGCGTAAAAAACCCCGCGAAGCCGTCGATATTGTAAATGCTTTCGATGGAGAAGAAGCTCTTGAACTTTATAAAAAGTTGATTACACCAAAGGCGAAAAATGAGTAAAGATTTTCTCAGGGATTATCAGAAAGACTCTGTGGATAAAATGAAAAGAGGTAAAGTATATGAACACACGAAAAATTGATGTTAAATTAGTGGATAGACCAGCGACATTATTATGCTCAATCTTCACAAAATTACTTGGTAAACGACGTGTTGATCGCAACGGGAAAGATGTTTGGGGATTCATGATTAGATATACTGATAAAGTATACGCTATGGTTCGAAAAAAATATAATATATCTGACGAATGGTTTATACAGGTTCTCGCTAGACGTATCATCGCGGACAGATATAAGTAATGACAGACTTCTTACGTGATTATCAAATGGATACTGTGGATAAAATGCGTAATGGCTGTATTCTTAATGGCGGCGTGGGGAGTGGGAAATCAAGAACAGGTCTCTATTATTATTTCAAAGAGAACGGTGGAAGTTATATCGATCAAGAATATGTTCAAATGAAGAATCCACAGGATCTTTATATTATCACTACGGCTATGAAGCGTGACTCACATGAGTGGGATTCAGAGTTGGCGAATTATCGTATGTCAACAGACCCAGAACAGAATAAATTATATCCTGAGCAAAAAATCGTAATTGATTCCTGGAATAATATTAAGAAATACGCTGAAATTCATGGAGCGTTCTTTATATTTGATGAGGATAGAGTCTGTGGTTCAGGAGCCTGGGTAAAAGTATTTCAGAAGATTGCTCGTGGGAATAATTGGATTATTCTTTCAGCAACACCCGGAGACTGCTGGGCCGATTACATACCGGTATTCGTGGCGAATGGATTCTACAAAAACAAGACTGAGTTTTGTAGAGAGCATGTTGTGTATTCACGGTTTACAAAGTATCCACAGATTGAAAGATATTTGAACACCGGCAGATTAATCAGATTGAGAAATCGAATATTGGTTGACATGAACTTCGAAAGAAATACGGTTCCTCATCATATTGATGTGTATGCTAAGTACGATATTCCTCAATATAAGGATGTTATCCGAAATAGATGGGACCCTTTTAAGGATGAACCAATCCAACAGGCTTCTCAGCTTTGTTATGTTTTGAGAAGAATAGTGAATACTGACGAGTCTCGTGTAGTAACATTAATGGAGATCCTGGAGAAAACACCCAGAGCTATTATATTTTACAATTTCGATTACGAAAGAGAAATGTTGCTTCACTTATTCAGTGACGACGAATATATAGGATATGAGGTAGCCGAATGGAGCGGTCATGCTCATCAGCCGGTGCCGGATTCTGATCGCTGGATATATTTGGTTCAATATACTGCAGGCTGCGAGGGGTGGAATTGTGTCAAAACCGATACGATCATATTCTTTTCACAGAATTATAGCTACAAAGTCATGGAGCAGGCTAGTGGTAGAATCAATCGAATGAATACTCCGTACAAAGACTTATATTACTACCATATCAAAAGCCGATCTGGAATAGATATGGCAATTACCAAAGCCTTAAATAAGAAGAAAAAATTCAACGAAAGGAAGTTTGCGAAATGGGAGTAGATTGTCGTGAAAATGGATTAAATATTCAAATCATGTTGATTAACAACATCGTCGAGGAAGCGGTAAAACACGGTGCTGACGATGGCGGATCTTATGAAAACAACCCATTTAAATTAGAAGCGGCTCTTGAAGATTGGATAAAAATTAATAATCTGGAAGATTTCTGTTACGTTGGTTATTTTGGTGATTCTGACGCTTGGTGCAAACTTAAAATAGCAAGAAAGAAGGTTGAAACTGATGAGTCATAACACAATTACTCTTAATGGCATCGAAATACCTAAAATTAAAAACGGATCACGGATCAGAATTGGCAGAGTCAGAGCCTTGAATATTGACGTAGATCATCACTTCAACTGGTTTCAGAAGAGAATGATTAAATGGTGTTTCGGTTTTACTGTGGAAGATTACAGTGAGGAATGACGCGAAAATCACAACTCCTTTAATGAAAAGGAGGAATGGTGTTATGACAGATTATGAGTATTTATTTAGCACGAATTTACATGCGAAACTTAAGGAAAGAATCCAGGGAGGCATATTTGTAAAAGTTAATGAAAACGACAGTCTGGTTATTAAGATCACAAGACGTGATGAAAATAATTTCGATATGTCTTTTACAGATTTTTTCAAATAGAATGCTGAATGGATTTTCTACAGATTACGCTGCTTATGAGGTAACTAAGAAATATCAGAAATTTGTAATGAAACAATTTTTCAAATAAGTTAAAGGGCTCGGTGGAAACATCGGGTCTTTTATTTTTTATGAATGAGGAGAGATTTAAATGATTATTAATGGTGTCGAAACGGAAATGAATAAGTGCATAAAGAACTACGTATATCTTGTTGGTGATAGAACAAGATTAGTATATTACTTCAACGACGATGAAAAACTCAATCGTATTCCAGAATGGGAGGCTGTGAATCTTCTGAAAAAGGGAGTGTTAACCGGAATGAGAAGAGAGCAATATTCCGCTAACACATATCTGTGGTATCCAACAGTTCAGTTAGACGAAATTGAAAAAGCTGCCATATTGACTTCACTAATTCCTTGTGGTTTTAAAAGAATTAAGCAAAAAATAGCTTACGGAAGAAAAACAGGATCTGTGCGTCTTCCAAACAAAGCATACGAAAAAGCATGGAACCCTCACAATAGAGAAGGTCGATTGTTGAATGACGGATTTGATTTGGAACGTTTCGTAACGAAAATAGACCTTCCGATAATGGAACGGGATGTTGATAATTATAATACTAAAACTTTCGATTTCGTAAGGTTACATATGTACACATTAACTTATGCAGAGAATCCTATGGATACCATTAAGAAATACCGAAAAAATATTTTGGCAATGGCTTTAGATAAAATTGATCAATCTAAAAAATTCAAAAGATATGGGGTGCCGATTAATTTTTTGAGACTTGATAAGTTCACTTATTGTAAAAGTCAAAAAATGATCGAATTATTATTCGTACTCAAACCAATAGGAGGTGGTTTGATTGAACTATCATAACATAACCACAGATGATATGCGGAACGGCGATGGGCTGCGGACAGTGCTCTGGGTGGCCGGATGCGGTCATCATTGTAAAGGGTGTCAAAATCCTGTGACTTGGAATCCGGATGATGGATTGATATTCGACGTAGAGGCTGAGCAGGAATTATATAACAAGGTAAATAAGTCTTATATCAGTGGTGTCACTTTTTCTGGAGGAGATCCTTTATATCCGGAGAATAGAGACACCATTTTTCATTTGGCAAAATACATCAAGAAATATATGCCCGGTAAGACTGTTTGGTTGTATACCGGATATTTATGGGAGGATGTTCGAGATCTGCCCGGTATGAAATGGATTGATATTTTGGTGGATGGAGAATTCGTAGAGGAGCTTGCCGATGTCACTTATCACTGGGCTGGCAGTACGAATCAGAGGGTGATCGATGTGCAGAAGAGTTTGAAAACGGGGACAGTTGTTTTGAAAGGAGAATGAAATGAACGTAATAATAGGATGGATTTTGCTGGTAATTGTCATGAGCACATTTATAACTTTTGTATTAGGATATGATTTGGATCTTAAAGATAAGATCATGTGTATTGTGGGTACAGATGCTTTTGTTATTTTGCTTGCGGTTGGCGTATACCTAGAAGGCGCAATCATGGAAGTGATAATGCAATGCTTTTTGATTGCTATAGCTATAGTGATATTTGCAGCATTCATAACTTTTATATTTTTTCGGAGGTGAGTCGATGGAATACATATATAAAGAAGTAAATTTCCCAAAATATTGTCCGTTATGTGAATATGCGGATTTATATGAGGAGAAAGATCCCTGCAACGAATGCCTAAGCATTCCCATGAACGAGCATTCAGAGAAGCCGGTTTGTTATAAACCTGACGAAAAGAAACTTAAAAAAGCAGAAAAGGAGAAAGCGAAATGAAAGTAAAAATTTTTGGAAGTGATGGAGATTCAGTGGCACTGGCGAAAGCTGTAAATGAGTTTATTAAGGATAAAGATGTAGTTGATATTAAATACACGACAACCTTCGTCATCAATAAGTACGGTAACTTTGGAGTTCCGGATGGCGGTATATTCATTGATCGAGCTATGGTTATATGGAATCCAGATTCTAATATCTTATACGCAGACGGAAAAATGGTCGGCGTTGAAGGAGAGTAATATGCTCACATGGGTGTTTATATTTTTAGGGGCGGTCGATTTAACGGCTGTCCTTATTTTAATTGGATTGGCAATTGCCACACTAGAAGAAATTTGTAGGAGAGAGGTAACTAACAAGATGAGATGGATAGATCCAAATCCAGGAAAAGATGAAAGAAGTATTAAACAGGATAGAGAGATTAAACGAAGCTTTATGAGCAGACCGGAACTTAGAAATAAAGAAGCAGAGAAATGGTTTAGAAGAAAACCTTACGGAAAGGAGAGGCAGGACAATGGAAGACAACAAAGTATCCGTAAAAGAAGCTCTTGATAAACTGTATGATTTATCATGGATGATCGGATCTACATCGGTGGAATATTTAACTGATAAAGACGGTGAAAAAATAAGAGATTATATTGGGGTAATCGAAGATCGAATTGATGATTTGGAGAAGGAACTGTCCGAATTTAAAAAGTATTTTGAACCATACGATATTGACGAGGAGACTGCTGAAGCCATTATCAGATCAAAGTGCCCCAATATAGATTCGGCCAAAGATTACATTCAGTCCAGACTTGCCGAAGATGATCCTATGAATTTTAGTGTTGGAAAAATTGTTCATGATCTCATGGCTAAAGAACTTACTGAAGACGTCAAGAAACAGATTTTAGAGGAGGAAACCGAAAATGAATGATAAAACAAGCATTGGCGGTATTTCTATAGAGGTTAAGGCGGGACTTAGCGTAGGTGATGAGACCGCTAGAATTTGCATGGATTTGTTAGCTATATATTTTAAAAATGGTGGATGTAAAGGTGTAGTTTTAAAATTCAATGACAGTGATGTCGGAGTTCAGGCATTGCTTAGCGATAACGCAGTCGATGTAGCTATGTCCGCGCCTTGGAACTGTGAAGAGAAAGTCGATAACACCAGGGGCGCCAGATTATAGCAGCCAGGTGACGAAGATTAGAAGGATTCAGAGTGATGTTTATCGGAAAATGTGTATTATCCAATTTGTTATTTGCATACTATCATGCAGTAAATCATGATATTTGTAAAGTTGTTATATATTGTGCGACTGCTCTATGCTGTATGATGAGTCTTTGTATGTAAAGAGGGAATCAAAATGTTTGCTTTGGTATTCGGAGTGTTATTTGCGGCGTCGTTTTTAGGATTTGCGATAACCTCCAAAATTAAATACAGCGCTGCGTCACATCTCTTTTGGGGTGTGGCGTTTATTATTTTCACGGTATGTTTCATCTGCGCATTTTACTACACTATCGGAACATCTGATTTACCGATGTGGGTTAAATTTTTATTATTAAAATAGAAAGGAAAATTTAAAAATGAAGAAAAAACTCAGACTTATTTTACTTGTAACTTTATGTCTCTGCCTTATTGGCGGAGTTACAGGCTGTGCGGTGCTGGATGACACTATTAATGAGATCAAAGGAAATCTCGTAGGTAATGGCTACACGATCCGTACTTACGATAACTATGGCTCAAAAGTTATGACAACCACTGGAGATAAAATCAATATTCAGGGCAATCCGGTTAAGACGACTTCTTATAGTAGCGACGGATCTGTTGTTACGGGATACGAGATGTCATCAGTGATCACGATCAATATTGATGGTAAAGAAATTCAGAGTTGTGGTGATACATGTATATTTGAGCAGGATGGTCTGCAGCCTGACGTAGACTTTGTGCAGACTGATATTTACAGTCAGTCAACCGGTAAGCTTTCCGATAATACATATGTAGCAGGTATCGTGAATAAATACAAGAATTATTTCGGCAAGTCACGAGTTTCCGTATATTGCTGACGAACTTAAAGAGAAGAGTAAGAAGGATTTTATGAGTATTCAAATCACAGAAGAACCTCCGGAATGGTTGTATCATACTCCGTTTGAGGATCGTAGCTGCGTGGATTTCGATACTGTAGAAAAAGCTCTAGGATTCCGACTGTTTGGTTGGCAGAAGGATTATATTATTAGTGATTGTGCTTATACTTATGCTAGTCGTAGAACAGGAAAGACTACAGCTCATATACTTCGGCATTTGCTTAATGTAAATAAGGAACCGATTGATTTTAGTAGACCGGCACAAAGTAAACGTATGGATATTATTAGACAAGATTGTCGTGATATTTGGGAGAAGTTGCGGGATGCTGGAATTGAGATGCGGCCGGTGTTTTGGAGTAATGAAGATAAAAAGAATTATAAGAAAGCAGCGCTGTTGGATTAGAGAAAGGAGAAATAATGTTACATATTTTAGCTATATTAAGCGTCGTATTTGGAGTAATTGAATATTTAGTAGCGGAGGATAAAGCAGATCAGATTAAGGGTCTGCTTTTAATCATCTTAGCAGCAACTATTATGTAAACTAAAATTATATCCATACAAAAACGATAAGGAGGATTAGCTATGATGTTGAATTTTAACAGTTATGAAGATCTCAAAGACAAACTGCAGATTCGTATTTATGATCCTGATTTCAGTCGTAATCTATTGGAAGGAAAAATTGTAACTTAACCTATTGTGCTACTTCAAATAAATTATGTGAAAACCTGTGAAACCGCAAAGAATCCCTGTAGTTATTGAAAGAATAAAATTTTTAAAATATCAATTTCTTGATTTTTCCAATTTCACAGGTTTCACCGAAAATGCTGTTCAATGCAATACAGAGATTGTATGCCAGTACTTTATTAACCAAACGGGTACATAACCCCTGAAAGCTTTTGGCTAACACTCTTTCTGCATTTAACTGACCACTCAATTGAGAGAATACGGTTTCTACCCGTCTTCTCAGTTTGAATATTAACTGACGTACGGATTTTGGCCAGTTTTCCTTACTGTTGGAACGTTTCAGAGCAAAAAGACAGATATTCTTTTCCTGCATTTCCTGTCCCATGTTTTTTCCAATGTAGCCTTTATCCGCTAAGATTGTAATATTAGACCAATGAGCCGCCAGATCACGTAATCCTTCGCGATCATCTGTAGATGCCGGTGTAATCTCAAATGATGCAATGTATCCCTCCAATGTGATTAAAGCATGTACTTTATATCCGTAATAAGTTTCTTTTTTGGAAGGACATTTTCCATAATCAGCACCATGACCACGAAATGCTTTACAATATCGTGCACGCCCAAATTTACAGACTGCAAGAGGAAAGCTATCGATGATGTAATAGGAACTGACTGGAATTGGGAATACGAAAATCATTTTTTGTCGTAACAATTCTGTTGTCTGCATCAGAGCGCGTCTTATTCTGTTAAAACGACTTCTGCTGCAAAGCTGTGGAAAAAGATGCCTGTAGTTTCGTTTCACAAAAGAAAACCAGGCATTCTCAGAATCAACACCTGCCAATTCTCCACAGAGACTGATAGTAATGATTTCTGAGTCAGACAATTTTGCATCCAGGATATGCCGTCGGCTGGTAACTTCTGGAGGTGCAAACTGATGATACAATTCGTCAATAATAACGTAAGTGGTCAAAATAAAGTCTTCAAAAGTTGCAATAACAGTGGTATTATTATCTTGGAACTTCAACATAATGATGCCTCCTTTCGTTGTATTCCCTACAAATAGGATAGCACATTTTGTTGAAGTTTCTTTATATTTATTTTATCTAGCACAACAAGTTAACTTATATTGGCGATTTCGCTCTGATTTATATGGCTACCTTGTATGAATCAGAAAAGGAGCTGGGTAATCTGATGTTTACTCCGGAGTTGATGAACGATTTGGGCATTGATATCCGGACGTTACATAGAGATGCCATGATAAGTGATCTGAATTATGAACCGGTATTGTCCACCACTGATGATCTTATCGAGGCACTTTTCCTTGATAAGCCATTATTCTCAATTAATTTATTCAATAGGAAAGTTCGTATGCGAGGTGATGAGTTGCCGATGCTGACACTCACTAAAGGTAATCAGATGAACGGAGCCAGTATGATATTACATAAGAGTATTCGGAAGAAGATCGGAGATATCGTCGGTGGTAACTTTTATGTTCTCCCGTCGTCCATTCATGAAGTTATGATTATTCCGGAAGAGGGGTTTGAAGCAGGTGAACTATCCGAACTGGTATCCACATGTAATTCGGAATTATTCACAGAAGCAAATTTGAAGGATATTTTATCAGATAAGGTTCAGTGGTGCAGTATGGACGGAGAAATTCTCAGGAGAGCAGAAAATGAATAGAGCAGAAATGAGACGTATGAAGCGAGAGCAGGAGAAAGCTCATACCGTGACATACAACCTGACTCAGGCGCAGCTGGACGCTATCGTTCAGGAAAAAATCGGGGCTAAGATTGCCGAGACTAAGAAAGAGGTTTATGAGGAAACTGTTAATACTGTACTGGCGTTGGTTCTCACTCTGCCATTAGAAGTTCTCATGGATCACTATTGGCCTAAATCATATCGTGAACGACTTCCGGGATTCGTGGATAAAGTTCTGGAATATTACGGACGTTGGGAAGACGGTGAATTGGATATGGATAAGCTCAAAGAAGATCTATGGGAATATGGTGGAATCCGATTGGAACCAGCGCAGATAGATATGGAGGATGTTTCAAAGAATAATGAAAAATGATTTAAAGCGGAATGGGTCTGGTTGTCTGGACCCTACTGCATATCAGGCTATTATGAACGCTGATGCTGTATCATCGGTGGACAAAGCAAATAGGTACAAACGTAGAGAAAACGATTCGGAGGAACGACTCAATAAATTACTCACTGCTATATTTGCTATTTGTGACGCTGCAGATTTTCATGTTGAAGAGAGGATAGTAGTTAAGGATAAACGGACCGGGAAGGTTTGGAGGTAGTTGAATGATATTTGTTGTAAAGCCAGTCGTAAGGCGTTCGCCGGAGGATGTTGCAAAATTACAAAAGAAACTGTACGAAGATTTAAACGCGCCAAACGATAAGGTATTAGTATTACCACCCGATTGTACCTATGATATTGTCAACGATTACAATCGTAGAAATATGGTTGTAATAAAAGACTGTGGAGCGGAGGAAAATAAAAATTGAGTAAAAAGAAAGGGAGACCGAAGAAAGAAATCTCTAAAGATTATCGTTTAAATGTACGTTTATCCATCGGAGATGCCAGTACACTTAAATATATTAGCGAACAGACTGGAAAAAATGTGTCTGAAATCGTGAGAGATGGTATCAAATCGGAGTACCGAAAACTTATGAAATGGGATTAATTGTACGTACAAAAAATAGTAAAACGAATTATTGTACGTACAAAAACTCAGAAGTGGTTGATGCAGATCATTGTATCGAAACGAATTATTGTACGTACAAAAAATCAGCATATTGAATTATTGTACGTACAAAAAGTCGGAAATTAGCCCATAATAGGCTAAAAATGGCCTAAAATGGCTATTTTCATCATGGTACTGTAGTACCGATCTAATTAGCTATCTTATTTATTTAAAAAATTGAATTTTTCGTATAGCTAATATACATTGTACTACAGTACCACCATTTATTGTACGTACAATAAAGAAAGGAGATTCTATGACTGAACAGGAGCTTATTGAATCGTTTGCCGGAAACTTGGATTACATTATGAGATCGGAACATATGAATCAAAGTGAGCTGGCACGAAGGAGTCATTTGAGTAGGGAGTCGATCTGTAAATATTTAAAAGGTCAGCGTATGCCTACGTTGAAGGCACTTATGAATTTAAGCTATGCCTTGAGATGCAACATTGAAGAATTAACTCCATTTATTCAACTTATTGATTGAGGTGACGGAAATGAGCGAATTAAGAAAACAGTGGATTGACGATGATTATCTGTGGCAGGATTTCTTGGACTACTTCAATCCGGACTTTGATGAGATTGCCGATATCAAACAGATGAGCTGTTATGATATTCTGATCACCATGAAAAATGGGGTGCAGTATGTTTACGACAATTACCGTCAGACACGAAGACGACTCCCAAATAGTTGGGATGATATGAGTCTTAAAGAATTTCATATGGACGCACATATAAGATTATATTCCATGATGAAGCGGGAAGGTTTCACATATGATGACCTGTCTGAAGAAACTGGCATATCTCCAGGAACTATAAGTAATTATGTGAATGGAGTGACATCCCCAACCCTCGACAGATTATTTCTGATTGCCAAAGCATTAGGTTGCAGGATTGAAGATCTAATCTATATTGAGCATATGTACAGATAACCCACGAGGGCGCTTGGTTTACAGGCGCCCTTTTTTTGGTGCAGAAAGGAGAGATTCTATGGGGGAATTTGACACCAAACGAAACGGCGTTCCGGTAAAGATACTAGAAACCGGTGAAGAATTCAATTCTATCAAAGCTTGTGCTGATGCGATTGGCGGCAATGCGTCCTGCGTCAGCAGAGTTGTGAATGGCAGTAAAGGATATTGTACTTGTCATGGGTTCCATATTTCAAAAGCCGGTGAAGAATCTGAAGTCCGCACGGATCAGCGAGGACGTCCAGGAATTGGAGTACAGATTATCGAAACCGGAGAAACGTATGAGTCCGTAGAAAAATGTGCTAAATACATCGGGGGCAGTCCGACGGCCATTAAAGATATTTTGAAACAGCAAAACAATCGAGTGTCACACAAAGGTTATCATTTCAAACGCATAACTTAACCACTGTGTCGAAAAACTCACACGTGAAAATAACATCCCCTTTTATAGGGAGAAGATAATATATCGGCCAAAATCGGTCAATGTATTATCTTTTTATTTTTATGGACCTTTAGTTCAGTCGGTAGAACGCTGGTCTCATAAGCCGGTAGTCCTGGGTTCAAGTCCCAGAGGGTCCATCTCTATGAAAGGAGAAAGAGTTCATGAAAGAAAATAAGTTTCAGGCAGATTTGAAAAAAGAGCTTAGAGCTATATTTCCTGGTTGCATCGTAACCAAACTGGATTCGAGCGATATTCAGGGTATCCCCGATCTTCTTGTTTTATACAAAGACAAGTGGGCGACTCTGGAAGTTAAGAAAAGTGCTACGGCATCGCATCGTCCGAACCAGGATTACTATGTTGCAAAAATGAACGCCATGTCATTTTCACGATTTATCTACCCAGAAAATAAGGAGGATGTTTTAGATGAACTTCGTGAATCATTCAAAGCTTAGTGGACTTCACGCACCATTCAGCCCAAGTCAGCCAGCATGGTTGAGATATAGCGATGAGAAAGCAATCACAGTTCGACAGAACAAGAAAGCTGCAGAACTTGGCACACGCTTACACGCATGGGCAAAAGAAACTATTGATATGGGTATTAAGCAGCCTCGCTCGAAGAAAACCCTGTACGCATATGTAAACGATGCTATCGGTTTTCGTATGAGCACAGAGGTTGTTTTATATTATTCAGACAGATTCTTCGGAACTGCTGATGCGATTTGTTTCCGGAATAATAAGCTCAGAATCCATGATTTAAAGACTGGCGTCGGTCCAGTGCATATGGAACAGCTTGAGGTGTATGCGGCGTTATTCTGTCTTGAATATAAGATCAGACCAGGTGATATCGAGTTTGAACTCTGTATTTACCAGAACGACGAGGTAGTAGTATTCAACCCAACTGCAGAAGATATTCTGCCGATTATGGATAAGATTGTTCATCTCGACAAGATACTTGCAGAATGTGATGCAGAGGAGGCGTAACCGATGAATCCGATAGCAGAAGAAATCGAATCATATTTAGGATCGGCCTCCATAACAGATGAGGAATATCTGGCTCATTATGGTATGCCTCGTCGTTCCGGACGATACCCTTGGGGTTCAGGTGAAGATCCATATCAGAGCTCACGTGACTTCTTAGGTCGTGTGGAGCAGATGCGAAAATCTGGTTTTACATATACTGATGAAAACGGTAAGAAATGGACTGGTGATAATGCGATTGCTAAATCACTTGGTTACAATTCTACCGATTTCCGAACAGTGTATGCGATTGCAAAAGACGAGCGTAGATCAGATATGGTTGCCACAGCCAAACGTCTCAGAGACAAAGAAGGAATGAATAATTCTGAGATTGGTCGAAAAATGGGAATTAATGAATCATCTGTTCGATCACTCCTTGATCCAAATTCCGAGTCAAGAATGAAACAGGCCAGAGACACGGCCGAATTCTTGAAAGAACAGGTTGATAAAAAAGGCATGGTTGATGTCGGTGCCGGTGTAAACAATGATCTGAAAATCACAAAAGAAAAACTGGATCAGGCATTGTTTATATTACAGGCTGAAGGAGGCTATGAGGTTTATGGAGGTAGATTCTCACAGGTCACGAATAAAGGTCAGATGACGACTCAGAGAGTTCTTTGTAAACCAGGAACACCGCATAGTGCAATCTACGATTTTGATAATGTCAAGACAGTCACTGATTATATTTCCAGAGATGATGGGAAGACCTATGAAAAGAAATTCACATATCCTGAAAGCTTAGATTCCAAGCGTCTTATGATTCGTTATAAAGAAGATGGCGGCATTGATCGAGATGGAACTGTTGAACTTAGGCGAAATGTACCGGATCTGTCGCTTGGCGAATCCAAATATTCTCAGGTCCGCATCATGGTTGACGGAAAGAAATATATCAAAGGCATGGCAGTCTACAAAGATGATAAAGATTTTCCGCCAGGAGTCGATGTTATATTCAACACCAATAAATCTAAAAGTGTTCCAAAACTGGAGGTTCTCAAAGATGTGAAACCAGATCCGGACAACCCCTTCGGCTCTCTTATTAAAGATGCCGATCAAGGCGGGCAGTATTGGTATACCGACAAAAATGGTAAGAAGAAGCTCGGCCTTATTAATAAGCGATCTGATGAAGGTGATTGGACCGAATGGAAAGATGCTTTACCATCTCAGTTCTTATCCAAACAGTCAAAAGCTATGGCAGAAAAACAGCTTGGCATCGCTAAAGCAGACAAGCAGGCAGAATATGAAGCTATCATGGCTCTGACCAATCCGACTGTGAAGAAATATTATCTTGATAAATTCGCAAGCAGTTGTGACTCAGCAGCCGTACATCTTAAAGCAGCCGCATTACCGGGTCAGAAATACCATGTTATTCTACCTGTCACATCTCTGAGTGAGAAAGAAGTATATGCTCCAGGATATCCTGATGGAAGTAAGCTTGCCCTTGTTCGATATCCTCATGGTGGTACATTTGAGATTCCTATCTGTACAGTCAACAACAAAAACAAAGATGCTATCAAGATGATTGGTAAGGATTCCATCGACGCGATTGGTATCAACAGTAAAGTTGCTGAACGATTATCTGGAGCCGACTTCGATGGCGACACCGTGATGTGTATCCCTACTCATGATCGTGCCGGAAAAGTTAAGATTGCCAGTCGTCCGCCTCTTGAAGGACTCGAGGGATTCGATCCTAAGATGAATTATCAAGGTGAGAAGAAGACTGGATCTGATGGTAAAGAACATTGGTATCGAGACGGCAGAGAATATCGGCTCATGAAGAAGACTGATACCGAGATGGGTAAAATCTCTAATCTGATTACCGATATGACTATCATCGGAGCTACTGATGATGAATTAGCTCGTGCTGTAAGACACAGTATGGTCGTCATCGATGCTGAGAAACATCATCTGGATTATAAACAGAGTGAAAAAGACAACAACATTCAGGCGTTAAAACAGAAGTATCAGATCAAGGTCGACGAGACCGGAAAGATCAAATACGGCGGTGCATCCACCCTTATTTCCAGAGCCAAAGGAGAAGTTACTGTTGATAAGCGACAGGGAACTCCTAAACCAAACCTCCCGGGTAAAGAATGGTATGATCCATCCAGACCTGACGGAGCTCTTATCTACAAGAAAGCTGACGATGCTACCTATACCGTCAAGAAAGTGGATAAGAAGACTGGCGAGGTAACGGAGGTAACTAAGAAGCGTACTGATAAGAGTAACCGTATGTCTGAAACCGATGACGCTATGACCTTGGTATCTAAGTATAGACATCCAATGGAACTTGTGTATGCTGATTACGCTAATAGCATGAAAGCTATGGCCAACAAAGCAAGGCTTGAGTCCAGTAAAGCCGGTAAGATAGCCTACAGTAAGGATGCTAAGAGAAAGTATCAGGAGGAGTACGATAGTCTTATAAGAAAATTGACAATCGCTGAATCAAATACGCCTCGTGAACGAGCTGCCCAGCGTATGGCTAATGCTACTGTACAGAGAAAACAGAAAGCCGCTGAAGAAGCAGGTGTTAAACTTAAACCTAAGGATGTCAAGAAAGCAAGTCAGCAGGCTCTTACTAAAGCAAGAGAAGAAGTTGGTTCTGTTTCAAGAAGAGACAGAAATATTATCATCACAGATAGAGAATGGGAAGCTATACAGGCAGGTGCGGTCAGTGAGTCTGTATTAAAACGTATTCTTAATAATTGTGATCCGGATTCATTACGACAAAGAGCAATGCCAAAAGAAACAAAAGTTTTAGGTCAGGCTAAAATCAACAGAATCAAAGCAATGTCAGCTTCGTATACAATTCAGCAAATTGCTGACAAACTTGGAATTTCAACATCAACAGTTTCAAAGTATTTGAAAGGAGCGAATTAGTTAAATGGATGATTTCAGACTAACAACATTTGATAATCCTTACGATCCATTCGAACAGTTCACTCTTTGGTACTTGTTCGATACTGAAAAAGGTTACAACACTTGCGGAAAACTGGATCGTATTTCCAATTATTCAGATGATATGACTGAAAAAGAAGTCAATGATGAACATAATCGAGCAATTGATGAGTTAATATCATTCGATTTTTTGAATATT